GACAACCATATCTTGGATACCTTTTGATAAATTACCACAGATGTATAAAGTGATTGAAAATCAATTATCTATTGTAAACTTAAATCATTTTTATTTTGATGGTGTAAGACTTACGGAGCCTGCACAGTTTACCGTATATCCTAAAAAAGGTTTTTATGATTGGCACATGGATCTAAATGCGTTTGGTCAAGAAGGCCAGAATCCAATACGTAAAATATCTATGACATTATTATTATCAGATCCATCAGAGTTTACAGGTGGAGATCTTTTATTTTCAGAGATGGGTGATAATAAACCATTGCCCTTAAAACAAGGACAAGCTATATTTTTTGCATCATTTTTAAGACACAAAGTTGCACCTGTTAAAAAAGGTGTGAGAAAGTCTTTGGTGATGTGGTTTGGAGGACCACCATTTAAATGAGCCGACTTCATAGAAAAATATTATTTCCAACTGCTATTTATTTTAAAGATCTACCTAACGCTAAAGAACTTAATAAGTATTTATTTAAGGAAATAAAAAAGTGGCGTAAAGCAGATCCTGAAGGAGAAAAGAAAACAAACTCTGGTTTTGGTTGGCAC